CTAAAATCATGGCGAGATACATACAAAGGATACACATGCACACAGAGTCCTATCAGTGATTTTTGTAAGAAAGGTATCTGTGTAAAAAGAAAGTTTGGTGTATTGTGTGGATCCAAGGGCAGCTATCCAATCCTTACTAATTTAGTCAAGATTGATCTAGAACCTGAAGCAGAATATACATTTGATGTCACTCTACCCGATGGTGAAGATGTAAGAACAGTGCACTGTAAAAATGTAGAGCACGTTAATGATCAAAGAAAAAGACGTAATGCTATATCAAAGTATGCAGGATTCCCACCACCAATGATTAAGTCTGGTGATGATCAAAAAGTTTTAGAAGATTTATACAGAACATTAACTGTACAAGATCCACCAATAGGTACAACACCAAAAGAAAAACTACATGATCAGTTACACCAAAAGATAAATGGGGCAAGAGCACAAAATGATGTCAGCTTCAAATCGGGTGGTGTGTTAATTGATGATGGCTTTGCTTATTTTAAATTTGCTAGTTTTTATAACAAGTTAAAAAATAGTGGATGGAAGTATCCTGAAGATAAAACGGGCGTAATGATACAGGAGTTCTATAAAGATTGCAACATAGAATTTATTGAAGAGAAAAGATTTCCATCACAAAAGAAAGGTGAATACAACACACCAACAAAACATTTAATTAAGATATCTCTTGAAAAGTTTCAAAGCGTAAAAATTTTACACAATAAAATTAATTACGATAAGGAGATCATATGATTAGAAAGATATTGGGTCCTCCTGGTACGGGTAAGACAACAAAACTTTTACACTACGTAAGAACACTCGTTAAGTTTGGCACACCACTACATAGAATAGGATACTTTGCTTTTACTAAAAAAGCTGCAGGAGAAGCTAGAGGAAGAATGTTAGATAAACATCCTGAGTTAGAAGATAAAGATCTCCCATATTTTCAAACACTACATTCATTTGCTTTTAATCTTTTGGGTATGAAAAAAAGCAACGTTATGCAGAATGAAGACTATGCTGCCATTGGTAGAGAAGTTGGTATTGAAGTATCTGTATTCTCAAACGGTGAAGACAGTACAGGTTTTGTTGATTCAAATAGTGAGTACTTTAAACTTATATCAGCAGCTAAAATAAAAAACATATCTATTGAAGACGAGTTTAACACTAATATGTATTCTGAAGATTTAGACTTTGAGATTGTCAAGATTTTAAAATTAGAACTAGATAATAGAAAAGAAGCTTTTAAATTAGTCGACTTCAATGACATGATACAAAAGTTTATTGATCGTGCAGATGAACTTTGTCCAACGTTTGACGTTGTATTTATTGATGAGGCACAAGATCTATCACCCATACAATGGAAGATGTATGATGAACTAAAGAAAAAATCTAAGTATGTCATACTAGCTGGTGATGATGACCAAGCCATCTACGGGTGGGCTGGTGCTGATGTAGAGCGATTTCAAAAAGAACCTGGTAAAGAAAGAGTATTACCAAAGTCATATCGTGTTCCCCAGAATATACAGGCCATAGCGAATAAAATATTAAATCGTATACCAAACGAGAGAAGGATAATAAAAACATGGCAACCACGTGAAGAGACAGGCAATGTATATCCTGAGTCTTATTCACTACAAGAGGTGCCCATACAAGAGGGTAACTGGTTAATACTAGCAAGAACTAATTATAGATTAATTAGTTTAATACCTGATCTTAAATCTATGGGTATTTATTTTGAATATAAAAATAAGAAAAGTTATTCAGAAAAATTATATAAGATTGTTATTAATTGGACACGTTATGTGAAGGGTGAAGAGTTAAACGAAGCAGAGATCAAAGATATTTTAGAATACACAACATATAAAACTATTGAAGAGATAGATAAAAATTTAAAATGGTATGAACTGTTGCAGTTAGATTTAGATGACAGTTTGTACATAAGAAAAATGTTGGAAAGAAAAGAACCTTTGAGCGGTGAAGCTAGAGTTAAACTATCTACTATACACACCGCAAAGGGCGGAGAAGCTGACAATGTTTTATTAGTGTTAGATATGTCTAGACGTACTTTAGAATCATTACAAAAAAGCTTAGAGAAACAGGATGAAGAACACAGAGTTTGGTACGTTGGTGTGACTCGAGCAAAACAAAATCTGTATTTCATTGCAGGAAAAAATAAGGAGAGAAGTTATGACATCGAAAGTTTGGGATAAGCAACACGGAGGATCCCATTACCGTAAGTATAAAATCCAGCCAAGTCAGTTTATATCTGAGAACGAGTTGTTATATCCAGAAGGATGTGCTATTAAATACATAATCAGACATCGTGATAAAGGAAAGAAACAAGATCTTGAAAAAGCAAAGCATTACATCGATATGATTATTGAAAGAGATTATTCAGAAGACACCACCACAAAACCTCTACCAGCAGGATTCACACTAAAAAAGGATAGCAATGAGAATACCTAAGTTTGAAGCACAAACAGAATGGAATATTCCAACGGAGTTTCCAGATCTTAGACAAGTAGAAGAGATAGCTATTGACTTAGAAACTAAAGATCCAGACTTAAAAGAAAAAGGATCTGGCTCTGTGATTGGTAATGGTGATGTTATTGGTATCGCTGTAGCTGCTAACGGTTACAAAGGATACTTCCCTATCGCACACGAAGGCGGTGGAAACATGGATCGTAAAAAAGTTTTAGAGTGGCTCAAAGATATTTTAGCAGCGCCATCAACAAAAGTATTTCACAATGCCATGTACGACGTTTGTTGGTTAAGACAATTGGGTTTTAAAATAAATGGTGACATTGTTTGTACCATGATAGCTGCGGCCATCACAGATGAGAATAGGTTTAGATATGACCTCAACAGTTTGTCTTGGCACTACCTTGGTTATGGTAAGAACGAAAGTGCATTAGCTGAAGCTGCATCGGAGTGGGGCATCGATCCAAAGTCTGAGATGTACAAGCTACCATCCATGCACGTAGGATCTTACGCTGAACGTGATGCAGAGATCACATTAGGTTTGTGGCAAGAGATGAAAAAAGAAATCATCCATCAAGATCTCGAAGATGTATTTGATTTAGAAACAGAACTATTTCCATGTCTTGTTGACATGAAGTTTAAAGGTGTAAGAGTAGACATAGACAAAGCACACCTCATGAAGAAACAATTAGTGCAAGAGGAAAGAGATTTACTTACAGCTATTGAGAGAGAAACAAATGTTAGACCACAGATATGGGCTGCACGATCTATTGCTGAAGTGTTTGATAATTTAAAGATACCGTATGAGAGAACACAAAAAACAGCTGCACCATCTTTTACCAAAAACTTTTTACAAGAACACGAACACCCTGTTGTAAAAATGATAGCCAAAGCTAGAGAGATTAACAAAGCTCACACAACTTTTATTGACTCCATATTAAAGTATCAACATAAAGGTAGAATACATGCAGATATAAACCAATTAAGATCAGAGTTTGGTGGTACAATTACAGGCAGATTTAGTTATCAGAATCCAAACCTACAGCAGATACCTGCAAGAAATAAAGATCTAGGTCCAAAGATTAGATCATTATTTATTCCAGAAGAAGGATGTAAGTGGGGATGTTTTGATTACTCGCAGCAAGAACCAAGGCTCGTTGTACACTACGCGTCACTGTATAAATTACCATCAGTGTATAATGTTGTTGATGCCTATCACAACAACAAAGACTCAGACTTTCATCAGACTGTAGCCGACATGGCAAAGATCCCTAGAACACAAGCCAAGACGATCAATTTGGGTCTTTTCTATGGAATGGGTAAGGCTAAACTACAAGCTGAGCTAGGTGTAACAAAAGAAAAGGCTGCTGAACTATTTAATACGTATCATGGTCGAGTACCCTTTGTTAAACAACTTATGGAACGAGCATCTAATCGTGCACAGGACCGTGGTCAGATAAGAACTTTACTTGGTAGACTTTGTAGGTTTCATTTGTGGGAGCCTAATCAATTCGGTATGCACAAAGCATTGCCACACGAAGATGCACTCAGGGAACATGGACCGGGGATCAGGAGAGCTTATACATATAAAGCACTCAACAAACTTATACAAGGTTCGGCTGCAGACATGACCAAGAAAGCGATGTTAGAACTTTACAAAGAAGGAATTATACCGCACATACAAATTCATGATGAGTTGGATCTTTCTATAAAAGATGATAAAGAAGCAAATAAGGTTATTGAAATTATGGAGAATGCAGTCACTCTAGAGGTTCCCAATAAAGTAGATTACGAACAGGGGGAAACTTGGGGCGATATTTATGATTAATTATGGCTTACTTAAATGCAAACATACCGGTGGAATATGCACAGATTAAAAGAGAATATCTTTACGATCTTAAAAAACACCATGGTGAAGTTGAAGATTGTATTATCTTTGGTATGTCGGCTATCACAGGCAAGTCTATTTTATTTCATGCGATTATGGAAAACGGTGCAATCTTTTATCGTCTCCCGATTACTGCCTTTATTCAAAGAGGTTTTAAACCGGAAGATGTTCCTAGGCGTAGACTTGATGAGCTACAGCTTTGGAATTGTTTCAGTTATTATCCTTCTGTGCATTCTTGGGATATCCTAGCAGGACAAGCAGGTAAATACATAGGAAAAGACAAGAAATGGCACCCTGGTAAATACTTATTTACTGTTGATTTTGCCCACCCAGAGAGTAATATATTAGACACGGATCATTCAGAGATACCGCACGAGCACAAATGTGCTCACATCATAGCCCTAGATGATGGGAACTATGCAGCACAACCAAACAATAGATGTATATGGGATATACCATCCTTCACAGTGAAAGATAATATTCCAGACTGGAAAGTGCAAACATCTGAATGGAACGTAGAAAATACAAGTAAATGGAAGACCGAAGATACGGATAACTTCTTTTACGAAATTGAGGAGAAAAAACATGATTGAAAAATGTAAAAATATTTGTTGCAAAGTATGGGCTAAGATAAAAGCTATTTGGAACAAGATCGTGTCACAATTCTGGCAGGACTAATTTATGGCGTTAAAAATCGGAGAAGAACAAGCTGTACAGATGCCGATGAAGACGGTTGTCAGTTTGATCGTAATTGTAGCCTTGGGCACCATGGGCTATTTCCAAATTGTAGAGCGCCTAAACATAGCGGACACTAAAATTAAGATCATGGAAAAAGATCTTGAAGAAAACACGGAGTTTAGAATAAAATGGCCTCGTGGTGAAATGGGATCTTTACCCGCAGATAGCGAGCAGTACATGATGTTGGAGGATCTTTATAAGACAACTGATAAGATCAACAAACACATTGAGTCCATGATGAACAACAGAATAAATATTGAGTTCTTACAAGGACAAATGAAAAAAGTTCTTGATGATATTGAAGAACTAAAAGATAAGAATAGGGATATGTATTACAATGGCAACGGAAAAAAAATACAGTAAAGGTAGAAAATACGATGGTAGATCAAGACCAACCAACGAAGCATATAAAAATGGTTGGAATGCTATCTTTTTAAATAAAGTTTTAAAAACAGAAGTCGATATCAATGGTAACGGCTCACATAAATATACAATTAAAGAAGGACCTAACAAAGGGAAAGTATTGTGATTGCTGAAGTGGTAGCCCTCCTCATGTTCATAGGGCCAGAAATTAAGGAGCATCGTATCCAGCCAGAGGGTATGGCACAGTGCCTTCGCCATAAGCGTATCGCGGAGAGACAATTTACACCCAACGTTCAATACAAATGTCTCAAATCAAAAGCAGAAATAGAAACAAATATTGATGGCTCAAAAGCAATCAAAAAGTTAATACTAGAATAATGAAAGAATTTCATCACGCAAAAATTGTAACCGGTAAGTGTCCAGACTGTAGAGAA